GAAGAGCTGCAGTTGCAGTTCTAGACAGACCGCCAATCATATGGATGAGACCAAAGCCATAAAATCCTAGTCCCGGTAAAAATTTAAAGTGGACAAAGTATTGGATCTTTTCTTTCTTTGGATCTCTTTATCCTTTGCTGCAAAGCTTTCTCTTTCAGCATCTCTTTTGTATGCCGCTTCTTTTGCTCTTCCCGCTTGAATGCTTGCACTTGCACTAGCGATTGCCATTAACATTCCCATTACGCTTCCACCTCTATTGCTAATCCGAGCATTGTCATTGGTGTCGGATCTGTTTGAGTGATCGTGACCTGGGCCAGCTCAGTCCACCCTAATAAATACATTTCTTTCAACCCTGTGTACGCTGTTGGTGCGCTATTTAAAGACATACCAAAGTTACGATCTATAAATCGATCTCCATTAATACTTATGCCTAAAGATTGATAAACATTAGGCACAACTTTTACAATTCGTTTTTTCCTGGTGAGTGTTGGACCATCCTGGAAATCCATATTGATTGGCATTGTTTTGACTGTCGTTGTGTAGTCTATGCCAACTTCAATTACTGTTGCTGTTTCTGCCAGGGTTATTGCTCCAGAAGATGGAGTAGCATTAGCTCTCACTTCTCCATCAGCTCTAACGCGAGATACTTGACCATTTAGGTGGGTTAATCCAGTGACTGCTGTTCCTGGTGATCCTAAAGTTACAGTTTTATTTGCGTCGGTATAAGTTGAGGAATCTAATTGCTCCAGGTATCGAACAACTGATCCATTAATGGTACGTTTAACTACAAAATAAACTTCATCAACAACAACTGCTACTGACTCAATTTCGCCAGAAGTAGTCCATTTTGTCCAGCCACTAACTTCTTGAGCTCTTAATGTGTTATAAACAGCTACTGTGCCATCACCATTCACGAAATAAACGTAGTTCGCATCATCATTAGAGGTACCCTTTGAAACGTCCATATCGACCGGAGCATTAAGCAAATGCGAAGCCAATAATGAAACTGTCCCAGAGGTGTATGAATCCTCATTGTAAGAAAATAAAAACTCTCTGACTGATTTACCAGTACGATCTACAAATATGACAGATCCATCAATATTTTTTGGCGGGACTGCGCCAGATCCAAATTGCGTTTCACGTCTTACAGCAACCTTGGCTGGAGTAATTGGAGATTCTTGAATAGAAAACTCACCACCAGTTGTAAATATTTGTAAATGACGACCAGCATAAACAGCTGTGATCGCGTTGACTTGATCTGTATCTAATGTGACATCGATCCCTTCATCATCTAAAGCAGTACCATCATCAAAATTATAGAAATCATTTGTTTTAGATCCCCATAAAGTTTGTGGTCTTGATAAGGATCCTCCAAACCATAAGCGGCCCTGGAAGAACGTGGCGCTTTTTGGCCACCCTCTAGTGCCGGACCAGACGTTTTCATTGCCAGATCCAAAATCATATTGAGGAACATTACTTAAACTGATCGTTGATAGTGTCCAGGAAGTATGAGATCCACCACGAACTAATTTTCTTGGCGCATGATCTTCATGGACCAGGATCATTGTGTCAGCTGATTGTGTCCATTGCAGCTCAAATAATTGTGTTGTTGTATAAGGTGTAGTGACATTTGCCTGGTGAACACCATCTTTATAAATGGCGACACTAGCGTTAGTAAAAACTAATAAATAAGTTTGCTCTACGTTAAACGCAAATGATGCTAAACGAGCTTCTCCATTAGAAGCAGTGCCAGCAATATATTTAAAACCTGGACGACGTTTGATTCCGCCTTGTGGCATTGTTATTACATTCTCAGCTTCTTCAGCACCCTGGTAAAAATGTTTTAGATCTGTCCTGGACGCAAGACGTGGATCCAACACACCAGAATTAAATGAAGTCTGCAGCGTAATAACTTTTGGCATTACTGGCGGGCCTCAATAAATGGAGAATCGACAATAGCCTTAGTTGGTCGAGCCTGGGAATCTGTAAACCTGGCCCTTCTTAAATTGTAGTCAAACATACGACGATACTCTTCTGCTTTATTTGAGTTGTCAGTGATCGCAATTGCAAATACTGAAGCAAGAAGGTACTCTAAAACCCTTTGAAAATAAGCGGGCATTTCTGCTTCTGGAGCTTTGTAAACATAATCCAGATCAACAGTTTGTGAATTTGTATAAAGTTTATCCTCATAGATCTCATAGTCCATGTTTGGATAAACTGATGTTGCAATAATATAATCAGCCGGAAGCTGGTAAGCATAATCCCAGGTATTAACTGGAGTAGCTACTAATTGCGATAAAGTGACTTTAGCTGAAGCAAATCGCCAGCGATGTTGTGATAATAGATCTTTATAAGTAGTTTCGTATAAAGCATCTGCAATGTTGGCTCCGGCTCCACCATCTGTGAAACTAGCGATTGAGCCATGGCCTATCAAATTTAATGCGTTAGAACATATCTCAATTGATGTTGCCATAATAATTCCTTAAAAAAAATGGCAGTACCCCATATTGGAATACCACCATTCGGTTACAACTTAATTACTCTTGCCAGCTGATAGAAACAAGTCCATCTGCATCGCGAACAACAGCACCAGCTTTCATCATTCCGTTACATAACCATGATGTTTTCTGAGGAACCCAATCTACTTTCGCAGTGATTTCCATTCCAGTTGCCAGTCCAACTGCTGAAGAATGCCAAGCAAAACCTTCACGAACACCAGACGCTAAGTCTAGTCCGCCTTCCGCGCGTGATTCAATAACGTGGAATTTGAAACCCATGAAAGTGTCTAGCTCGCCAGATACCAAAGAACGAACTGAGTTGTAGTCAGCGCTTTGTACTTGAGTTACACTTAATAGATCCTCAAGACCAGCTGCTGATACTGCGATGTGACGATCGCTCGATGGTACTCCTTTATCAGTCAATGATTTTGAAGCTGTAATAAGCTTGGCTAGTGTTAATCCCGCTGAACCATGGGCAATTGTTGTGCCCGCAGTCGCTGCGTCCATTGCATCTAAAACAAGCTGATCACGACGACGACCAAGTGCGCCAGCAATAGTTTGCTGAAGCTCAGTCTTTTCATCGAAGTTTACTTCTTTAGAGTCAAAGATGTCTGTGTACTCTGGCGCGTTCCAGTTGCCGAGTGTACAGCTGATCAAAGAATGCGTAATACCCATTGCAACAACGTCAGCTGAAGTAGCTTTCTGATTTGCTAGGCCTTTACCCATTGCTCTGAATTTATAAATATCACCGATAACGTCATTACGATTCGTTACAGTGTCCTTTAGACCGCCATTTGTTTGAAACACGTGCTTGACTTCCGAGTCAAACAGCGTTTGGGCGGCTGCTGATAATTGTGCGGACATAAGTCCTCCTTTATATTAGTTTAAATATTACCTTTTTGCCGGGTGTCCGCACCATGCGGGCCGAATCCTTCCTGGCTGGGTTCTATAAAGAAGTGTCCATTAGTTGGATTTTCTCTGATTGTACGCTACATTTAATATCTTTTGCAACAAATTGTATCTTTTTTAGTGATTACTTAGGGTAATCAATCCCACTTGTATCTAATTAGGCCGGAGAAATATGAGGAGAGCTATCGAACCTTCTTAGATTGGCAGTGAACCTGGGAGAAATTTTCATAAGCTTCATATCCCGCTTTGTATTGTTCAATTGTTTTTTCTGGTCCATACACAAGATCATGTGGCTTTCCATCTTTTGCACAAAGCCAACCCGATTGCCAGGCCAATGGTTTTCCTTTGTGCCAAGATTTATTGTCCATACAGCTGTTCAAATTTTTCTTTCACTTCAGATCTAAATGCTGCGGAAGTTTGATACTTTGGATCTTTAACCATATCGTCTAGCATATCCTGTGTTAATGCTGGAGCTCTTACTGTATTTGATGTTGGCATTTTGCCTTCACCTGTTTTAGCAATTAAAGCTTCTAATACCTGGACACCGGCTGCTGTCGTTGCCAAACCTTTAAAGCCTTCATATTGATTTGAATCTAAATTAGCTTTACCCCAATCACCAAGATCTCTTAACCTGGCATTCGCATTCTTACCTAATGCCTGGATCTCAATTGATTTAGCAGCTTCTGGATCACTGGCTTCAACTTCCATCTTGGCAAAGCCATGCAACATCTTATTAAATGTGTCCTGGCTCATGTTTGTTTCTTTTGCCATGTTTTGGAACCAATCAAGCCTAGGATCCTCCATATCAAATTCGCCTGGCAGATCTTCTGGTGCTTTGACTTCGTAATCGCCTTCTGGTGATCCAGTAAAACCTCCGAACTTCTTTTCAAGCTCGGCATAGGCTTTTGCCTGGTCCTCAACAGTTTTGTATTTATCTTTGAGCCATTCTGGTTTTTCACCTTCTTCTGGCGCAGCTGCTTCGACTTCAGTTGATTCAACTACTTCTTCTGCTGCAGTTTCTTCTACTGGGTTTTCTTCTATCAAAGTTTCTTCTTCGCTCATATTATCTCCAAAGTTATTTTTTATCTGCCAAAGACAACTGATCAATGATCTGTCTTACAATGTTGTTTTGACCTTCTCTTATCCCGGCACTAAATTGTGTCGAGTTCGGATTTAGCACTGGTTTATCAATCGTAATAGATTTCAACCGATCCAGAACATATTGCCCCGCATCTGTACTAAAACATTCTTGGAATTGACCAGCTATTTCATGGGACTTAGCCTGGTTCTTTTCCCTGGTTTTTTGTATTTCTTCGCCATCTAAATCTAATTTATCCCAACTGCTCTCCGCCATCTTGCATCTCCTGTTGTGCTTGCATTGCTTCCGCTGCTTGCGCTTGCAATTCAACTCTCTCTTCTTCTGATCTTAAAAGCTCTTGATCAATACCAAGCTTCTTACCTATATAACTCGGCATATCTTCCATCTTGGTTCCTAAAGCAAATACTTCTGGTCCAAGCGCCATTGCCATTTCCATGTATTGCTGCACTGCTAACATATCTTCTTGATCCTGGGCCCTGGCTAATGGTGAAGTGTGCTTGATCGTTACTTCTCTACCATCAACTTTAAAGTCACCAAGCTTGCCATTCTTCATTAGGATATAGACAGATCGCTTAATGATCTTTTCAATAAACTCAGTCTGTAACCTGGAGAAAGCTGATCCGGCATCCATAACCAACTCTTGACCACGCAATGACATTTCAGTGGCAGTCTTTGTTGGAGAATCCATGCCGCCATAAGGTTCAGCAAATAAACATTTGTTAATACTTTCTCTGAGATCTTCCATAACTAATTCAGATACATTGAAGTCACCAGCTCTGTCCAGGGGACGTAATGTTGGATTTGAACTATCATTAGATCCGACCGGGATGGCTGTGCCTGGCTCCAGGTTAATGTTATATGGATTAATTACTCCATCATCT